CTAGTCCGCTCTAAACCCCAGCATCTTCGAAACGATACCCGCCATGCTCTTGGTGTCCTTCGGTATCCATCTCCCGTAGTGCTTTCTCACCATCGTCGTGTCAGCGTGCCCCAGTTGCCTGGCCACCCATTCGACCGGAACGTAACTCGACAGCATCTGGCTGGCAAACGTGTGGCGGCATTGGTTGGCACCTCGGTGGCGAACCTCTGCTTTTTTAAGATGGGAAGTGAACCAGTTGCTCAACGTTTTGCCGTTCCAGAGTAACCCGCTGGTCGAACTGCGGAAAAGGAACCTGACCTTCATCTTCTTGGACGTAATGTTGTCGCGCTGGATAACGGTGATTTCCTCGGCTACCGCGTCCTTGGCGGCGGCAACTATCTCCCGCATCAGTGCGAGGGCCGGGTCTATAAGCTCGATGACTCGTACCCTGGAGCGCTCTTTGGGGACTTTGAACTCGCCCACGACCAATGCGCGGCGTACGTGCACCAGGCCGGCATCCAGGTCTACATCTTCAACGGCAAGCCCGATGAGCTCTGAAAGGGACATCCCGGCCCAGCAGTTGAACTCAATCATCCTGGTATCAGGCCGGCGGTCGGGGTCTGTCTTGCCGATCAATTCGATCTCGGTGCGACTGAAGGGGTCGGCATGCTCTAGGTCAACATCCGATCCGACGTTGCTGATCCTGTCGAGCGGGTTGGCCTTCAGGATGCCGTCGCCGAAGGCGTCCGCCCAAACCCCACGAACGACGGTGAAAATGTCGTTTACTGTCTTCGGGGCCAGGCCCTGCTTGAGCAGTTGTGCTTGAAACAACTCAATGTCGCTCTTGCTGATGTCGACGATTCGGCGCTTGCCGAACTTCTTTTCTACGTGCACAGCCTTGCTCACGTAGTTGATGACAGTGCTCGACGCTTTAAGTGCGCGCTGAACCTCCAACCAGCGCTCAATGCCTTCCTTTACGGTGCGCTTGAGCGAAGGGCCGCCGGTTCCAGTAAACATGGCGGCCCTTGGCGAGTTGGGAAAGTGGGCCGCATAGTCGAAGCGGCCCTCTTTGATTTCCGCGAGAATGGTGCGCCGCTTGTTGTCGGCATAGGCGATCGCGGCCTTGTTTACTTTCGAGATCCCTTCCAGGGGTTCCCGGCACCGTTGGCCGTTGAAGATGAACCAGATGCGCAGCTGCTTGCCGTTCATCTCAACGCCTGTCGGCATCTTGTCGATCATGGCTTCCCTTCCATCCAGCGTTCGATAGCGGCGCGGTTGTAGACGATTACGTTGGCCGGGTCATAACGCCAGTGCTTTCCTTCTAGCCACAGACCCCGTGTGCGGTATTTGCGAACCGCCTCGGTGGATAGTCCGAAGACCGGATATAGCAGATCCTGCCGAAACCAGGCGCCTGGTGTGATGTGGAAGTCGAGTTTCTCTGCTGCGCTCATTGTGCTATCTCCCCAGCGCGCCGAGCGATGCTTTCGGCTTGGCGCTGTTTGCTGCATTTTTTGTGGTTGCCATGTGCTCGTGATTTCTTGCACTTGTCACAGATGGTGTTCAGATCGAGTGGTGCCATCTGTCCTTGGCGGATTCGGACTATTCGGCGAAGGGCTGTCATGGCGCGTCCCTTCTGAATTCCACGACCCAGACCCACGTGTTGGCGTTCCACGACTCGGCGCCGTTGATTTCCACCCACAATTCGCGCCAGGCGTCGAAAGGATCAGTCCAGCTGCCTGGGCCTGGTTCAGATTTGAATGGGTGGAAAGCGTAATCACCGTCACCCAAATGGATTCGGTTGATGCCTTCGGCGATGTAGCGGCTTTCGAAGGCCGTCTCACCTTCGCCGTCTTGCAACCGCTCGACGCGCACGTCGGTGATCTCCAGCACGATGCGGCTGGCCCAGCGCGGCATATGGATGCTGGGCGTCCACCCGGTGTAGCCGCCTTCGGCCGGCGCGGTCATACCGTGCTCTGGGTCTGGCTGCAACATGCGGTAAGGGTGGGCGTGGCTGTGATAGACGACGGGGTATGGCCCATCGGCACGATAGATTGTTTGATAGGTGACGCCGGGCGGCCCAGGGATTCCGGAGCGCCCTTGCTGCGTATATCGGCCGCCATTGACCTGCGCAGGGTGAACATCTTGCCAGCTCTCGCGCACCCATAGACGGTCACCGGGCTTGCCGTAGGGGCAGGCGATTGGGTATTCCATGCCTTCATGGTCTGACGTGAAGTCACCAAAAGCGTTGTACGGCCACCAGCCTTTGCCATGGTCGAGCATGATGAAACCTTCGGCGTGTGCCTTGCTCGCTTTGACCGTCCGCCGCGTGACAGTCTTCCGGCCTTCCAGGATGGCGCGCACCATCGGCGCAGAGAACAGGATGGGGAGTTCTTTGCCCTTTACCATGCGGCCTCCGTGGAGCAAGATGCAGGTAGCGACAAAGTAACGTTACCGCCCCGCGCGATGCCGGCGTGCAATTCAACTTTGCTACCAGCGAGCATCCCGGCGATTTGGGCATTCATGTCCAACTCCACGCCCTTGCTCTTCCTGGATTTGCCGATTTCCTGGCTAGCGAGATATTCGCTGATCAGTGCCTTGTCCTGAGCCTGAATCGCGACAAGGTCGTGGCCGGTGGCCGGATGCCCGAACGAGTCATCTTCGCCTTGAGGTACAAGTGCTTTCAGCTTCGACTGAACTTCCCACACCCAAGCGAGTGCAAAATGGTCCCCGGCAGTTTCTGCCGAGTACTGACTGCGATGAACGCCAGATCTAACTCCCGAACAGTAGGCTTTGCGGGCTTGCGTGAGCTGGGTGTGCAATGCCTCATACGCGTACAGGGCGATGTTCTGGGCGGGAGATACGCCGACGAATGTCGCGCACTCGATGATCTGGCCTTTTGCGGAACACCATGTCCGGCGCCGCAGGGTTGTGCAGCTGAATGCGTCTGCTACAGCGATGCTCAGCTGCTGGTCCCACGCCGGTCGACGCTTGGCGCGGAACAGGGTCGACTCAACCTCACCTACGTCGCTCAACTTCACATCCATCTCGGTCAGCCGGTACTCGCGCATCAATGCCTGGGCCTGGCGAAGCGCCGTTGCGGCTTCGTTCTCGTTGGCGCTCTGTGCTAGTGCCAGGCAGTGCTTTATCTTGCGGATCGCACGCTCAAGTTTCTTTTCGTCAATGTGGTCGCTAGTCATGCCGTATACCTCTGGCGATGATTGCTCTGCATCAGGGCCATCAGCTGCGAGAAAAATGCCTGTGATGCGTATACCGCTGGCAGTGGGATAATGGTTTCGGTCATTGGCGGGACTCCGCGCAGACAGTCCCAGGCGCCTGGATGCTCTGGCATCAGATCGCGGCGTTCCGTAGCTAGGGCCACCATGTCCGCGAAACTCACGCAGGCAGGTAGGTCGGGCAGGATGTTGAATCTTTCGCATACCGCGAGCCATATCTGGTGTTCGATGTACTTGTATTCAGGCAACACGGTCTTGAGTGGGCGTGTCATGTCGCCAACGTAGGCTTCGGTTGCGTCGTGCAGTAGCGCAGCGAGCTGGTGCTCGGCGGGTACCAGGCTGGCGACGATCAAGCTGTGCTGCGCCACGCTGTAGTGCGTGCGGGTGTGGCCGTTGAAACGGCACAGGTTCGACAATGCGTGAGCGATATCCAGTGGTTTAATCATTCCGGCGGTTGGCCGCAGCAGGTCGAACTGCTGGCCGCTGTGCGTAAGGATCCAGGTCATGCTGCATCCTCCAGCGATTTAACGGGGACTGGCTCGACCTGGGTTAAAATTCGGGTGCTTAGATTTTTCAGGTTAAGTATCTGAGCGCTGGTCCTATCCTGGACGGGTTGAGAACCCTTGAGTGGGCGCCAAGTTTTTAAAGCGAGGTCGAGAGTAATGGCGACCTCTTCCAATAGCTGATGGTCGGAGATGGTTACAGGGGCCCCCAAACGCACCTGAAAACTCGATATGGTTTCGTTGAGTTTCGCTATTTCGGTCTGGTGGGTGATTTCCGCTTGATGAAGGTCAAGGTTCAATGTCTCCACTCTCCAGAGCTGGAACGTCCTTCCGTTATCCACGCCCCGCTGATAGCTGCGTTTCAATGCGCGTTTCAACGCTTTTCGGATATAAAAAAACAGGGCTGCAAAACCGAGCAGCGTTCCGACTGCAATGACGATAAGTTGTGTTGAGTGCATGTGCTGTGACCTCAAATTAGAGCCCGCCGCCGGACAGTTTTGGTGAGAGGACGGCGACGGGGTGTTGCAGGTGGTTAACCCAGGTTGAATGTGCCGATCGTCAAGGTCGCGGAACCGCCGACCTCTTTTTGAACGACTTGTTTGAACTCTTGCGCCAGGTCTTCGCGCAGTTGTGCTTCGCCAATCCAACGCAGGCGAAGTGCGGGCTTATCGCCGCCAGTCAGTACTGCTACCCGCAAGCGGATGGTGCGTGCGATCAGCCCTTCGTAAGGGGCTACGGTGAACAGGAATTCAGCCGGCAGGCCTTCCGATGACTTGGCCTCGATCTGGTCCATCGCCGAACGGGAGGCGCTCATGTCGCCAACTACGTGTTCGCTCTTTCGTGCTTGCTCGATGCTGATGGAGCGAATCGCTCCGGCTGCTTTGCGTAGGTCGATTTCTTTGTCGTCGGCGTCCAGGGCTTTAAGGTTCGGTGCCCAGTCCTCGATCCAGTCGCTGAGATCCTTCTGGGCGTGCTGGCGTTGTGCCGCATTTTCAAGCGCGAGGAACGCTGCAGTCTTTTTCAGGCCCAGTGTCGCGGTGTAGCCGCCGTGCCCAGGGTTTTCAGCATCACCGAGGTTGAAGTACACCGTGCAAGCCATGGCGTCACCGTCTACAAAGCCCACAGCAACTGGGCCTTTTGCAGCGACTACGTAGTCGGCGAAGTCTTTCAGCGAGTGGGTGGTCAGCGAGCCACGAAAGCGGCTACGCAGCTCTTGAAACTTTTCGATGCTCTGGATCTTGACGTCGGCCGGCAGCGCCAGAACTGGCGTGAAGGTGCCCAGCGATTTGGCGTGGGCGAGCAGGGCGGTGTCTTGAATCAGTTGAATTGCACGAGCTTCCATTGGATCTATTCCTGTTTTGGTGAGAGGTATGGAGCGGTGATGCGTTAGGACTTGGCGTGAATCGGGCCCTCGTCTCGGCTAAACATCTGGTCCGCGTGAGGCGTCTCCGGGAACAGCGTGAGGCGGCCACCCGAACCGACATGCATCGGCGTGTCGAGGGTGGTGTCTTCGCTGCGGCTGCCACGTTTGGTTGGCACCTTGTAGGCGAGCTTGTGGTTGACGGTGACCTGGTGGCTGTCGGCGATTTGCTTCAGGGTGAAGGTGAGCGTTACGGTGCCGACCTTCTTGTTGTCGACCACGCCGGCCGCGACTTCTGAGAGGGCGTGCCCGATTTGGTTGGCAAAGACGCCTGCGTTGAGTTCGCTAATAAACTCGGCGGTGTTGGTGGCTTTCATGTGCTGTGCCTCAGTGATGAGTTGCTGTTTACCCCTGGTCGGCAGGGGCTACCGTTTGAATCAGGCTGCTTGCTTCGTCGCCTGGGCGTCGAGGTAGTCGGCCAGGTCATGCAGGTAAACGACTGGCTTGGCGCGGGCCGAGCAGTGCAGGCGCTTGACCACCAGCTGGATCTTCCCGGCCTTGATTTCGCTCAGTAGGTAGCGGTCGGTGCGGATGTGCGTGAAGTACTGCTCACGCACGGCGGTCAAGGTCGGGCACGGAGTGGCGAACTGGCGGCGGAGTTGTTCCAGGGTGGTGGTCACGCGGATTCCTCCCCATGCCCCTCCTTTCGGGGCACCAACTTGAGGCGGATGAGTTCGGCTAGACCTTCTTTGCTCTTGCCTTTGGCCGCTGCGAGGACGTTGCCCTGGGCGTCCGCGACGACGGCGCCGTACGGGTATTCCGGGCACTTGACAGGCGTCACGTAGGCGATCTGACCATCTGCGATCACTGCGTCGACGCAGCGGAACACTTCGGCCAGCTCGACTGACACGCAGGGCAATGACTCCAGCAGCGCGACAGCTTCGGCGGAAGCGCCAATCAGGGTGGCGCGACTGATCACTGTTGGGTGATTCAGGAACATTGGTACCAGTTTCAGGGCACCTACAGCGGTGTTGATGGCGTTCGGCTTCATGCTGCGGCGTCCTTCTTGGTGATGGTGATATCCAGCTTCTTGGCGATCCACTCAACACCTGCTTCCTTGACCATCACCACGGAGTAGTGGGTGTAGTTGCGAAGTGTTGGATTCCAGCGGCTGCGCGGGTCGGAAAACAGGAAGCCGCGCTCGCGGTGCGCTGCGGCCAGGTCGCCGGATGAATTGATCACGCCAAGTTCCCGCAGCCTGGTGCGGAAGGCGCGGGGCTTGAGCCCGAGCAAAGCGGCGGTTTGATCCAGGGTGCGGTTCATGGCTGCGGCCTCAGGCTGAGAGCTGTTCGGCGCGTTGATGGCGCTCGCGGATCATCAGGAAGGCTGCGTCCAGCGAACGCAGAAGCTCGTCAACCGTGCCGTTGTTACGCAGGATCAGATCGTCCTGGAGAACCGCTATGCCGGCTTCGCTGATGTGTGGGTTCACGGCTTGTGCGTCGGACCTGGAAATATGGATGACCGTGCCGCCGCGGCGACGAATCAACTCTGCTTCGTTTTCGAAGCGCACGTCGCTGATCACGAATCCCAGCACCGTGCCCAATGACTGGTTTATGTAGTCGAGGTTTTGTTCGCCGAGCCGCACCCATACATCCGGGTGCACGGTGTTGCGTGCCCACTCGGTGCCCATCGACTGCATCAGTTGGCGCGGCGAGCGGTCTAGCCAGCCGAGCGACTGCTCTTTGCGGTCGCCTTCAAAGTCGGTCGGATCGAGGTTGAAGATCGCCATCAGGCCATCACGGAGCGGATCGGCGAAGGCGTATTGCTCCAGTAGGTAAGTTCGCGCCAAGTGTTCGGCGGCAGTGGTCTTACCAGAGCGAGCGCGGCCGGTGAGGCCAATTAGGATCGGTCTCATGCTGCATCACCTCCCCATGGATTCCGGTCATCGGTAGCGATTGCTGCCGGGGCGGGCGCCATGGTGGCGCGTCCCGGATTGACGATGACCAATAGGCCGGTGCTGCGCTGGATCCGCTCTACTGCGCCTGGGCTGGTCGCCGCAGCCGGGTGGAGGTAGATAGGGCAGCGGGTGGTGCTGTGCTGTGTTGTTTGCATGGCTCGTACTCTTTGGTGAGAGGTTGATACCAGTGCAAAATTAGTATTACTGATTTAATAAGTCAACAGTAGCACTTATAAATGGCGGAAATAAAATTAGCGGGCGAAAAAAAAGACCCCTGCGGGCCTTTTCGATTTGCGGGAGCGTCAGAGCATTACGGAGTACCAGAACACTTTTCCAATCACACGAATATGCTGCTGCACGTAGTCGCCTTCGTAGCGCTCGTCAGGATGCTCATCAGTGTTATAGCTGCGAAGGCGTAGGCCGGAGCCGGGCAGGCGGTAGAGCAGCTTCACGCGCAGTTGGCCGTCATGGTCGATTGCATACATCTTGCCGTCCTGGACGGTCGTATTTGCGGTGTCGACCCCGACGGTACTGCCATCCGGTAGCACGGGCTCCATGCTGTTCCCAGTTACCGGCACACAGCCAGCAGCGTCCGGATCAATACTCTTACGTTTCAGAGTTCGTTTGCCGAATCGCAGCTTGCGGCCGTTTGTTTCAAGCATCACCTCAGATCCCTTGCCGGCAGATAATTCCACTTCTTTGAAAAATGGCAGCTCGACCTCGTCCGGGCCGAGTGGAGTTTCGTCATCCCATACTTCAATCGGGTGGATTTCCCAGTCATTGCTTGCTGGCGTTTTTTGGCGTTCTTCCGTATTCCGCAAGCGGGGCATCTGCGCTATGGCAGCCAACCGCGGGCTGACTTCGTCGAGCGAAAAGCCCAAAACGTTCGCGAATTTTATGAGGGCGCCGATGTTGAGGGGGATGCGCCCATTCAAATACTGACTGACGACACTTTGTCCAGACCATTCGCAGAGATCGGCGATTTTGTCTTGAGTTAGGGTCGGGTCATTCCGTTTGCGATCCTGAAAAATAGCTTTAAGGCGCATAGCCTCGGCTTTTCGGGTCTCGTCATCGGCAGCTAAGGGTATCGAGATAGTCATGTCGCCCAATTTATAAGGAAGACTTATATTATCAAAACAGTGTTGCGACTTTTTCTCTTGCTGTTTAAAAGAAGTAACACTAATATCCATGCCGAAACGCCCATTCGAGGAAACGTGGATGGCTAATGAAATAGGTATTCCCTTGGAAGATTTCGCTGAGGGGAGGACTCAACCAGAGCTGGCTTTACTCATCGGGGTTTCGCAAAGCGCGGTATCTCAAATGCTGAACTCAGCGCGGGATATCCGAGTGCGAGTTGATGAGAAAGGGGCGTGTTTTGCGGTGGAAATTCGACCAATCGGATCGCGCCGCAAGCCCAGAGCTGCATAAAAAAGGGTGCCGGACTGGGGCCTCTCACCAAAGATCCCCCAGCCCGGCTACGACGATACACAGCACATGCACATCGGTCGTGGTCGTAGGATAGGGCGTGCCCGTTTCTATGACTAGACCGTAAAAGGGGTATTTACGGTTATGAGTCGAACAGAGCAATCGCCGGCCACTGCGCCGGTTCTTTCACTTCGCAAAGCCATCTATCGCGCAGCCCATGATTACAAGGGCGGTGTCACTGCCTTGGCGCTCGACATGGTGATGGACTACGACGGTCTGCAGAAAAAGGTTAAGCACGACTTTGAACAGCGCTGGCTGGATCCTGATGAGCTTGAAGAGCTGATCCGGCTGACAGGCAGTCCTTTGCTGCTGGATGCGCTCATGCGACCCGCCGGTATGGTTTGGTATAAGCCTGAAGCAGCGGCACCGACCAAGGCAGCGTTGCTTGCCGTCAGCAAGGTGCTGCATGAAACTGGGCTGTTTGTTTCGAGCATGCACGACGGTGCAGCCGACAATATATGGGAGCCGCATGAAGTCCAGCTGTTGGAGAAACACGGTGCCGATGTGATCCGTGCTGTGCTGGGTATCATGGCCGGCGCACGCGAAGCTATGGAGGCGCCCGATCATGACTGACATCATCGACGTGGCCAACGATCAGGCTGAGTACTTCCTGCAGGTGGCCCTTGATCGCCGCCCGCGCCCTACGAGCGCTGTCAGTGCTCAAATTTGTGAGGATTGCGAAGAACCTATCCCGTTACTTCGTCAGCAGACGATTCAGGGTTGTGCGACCTGCGTCAGTTGTCAGGGGTTGCGGGAGCGGCGGCGATGAGCGAGCAACCCACCAGCACAGCGATATCGTCCTGGGCGCGCCGCTACATCGAAACCTTCAACCTTGCTCTGGTCCCGATTGAACCGGGCGAAAAGGGTCCGAAGGGTAAGGGTTGGAACAAGCCGGGCGGCTACATCACCGACCCGGTCGCCGCCGAAGTATTTTGGCAACGCAATCCTAATCACAATCTGGGCGTAGTGCTCGGGCCAAGCCGTGTTTGCTCGTTGGACGTTGACGATGTGCAGTGGACGCGGTTTGTATTGTTTGATCAGATGGGCCTTGATCTGGATGCCATGGCAGTGGTCTATCCGACCATCGTTGGCAACCCGCTGCGGTTCCGTGTGCTGTTCAAGATGCCCGACGACATTGAGCTGACGCGCCACTCGCTTTCGTGGCCCAATGAAAAAGACCCCGATGGCTCGATTCACAAGGCGTTGATGGCTCGGGCTAAGGCGGCGAAAGAGCTGGGTGATGCTGTTGATGAGGCCGCAGCGCAAACCGAGGCCGAGGAATACAAGCGCTTCACGGTGTTTGAATTGCGTGCAGGCCTGGTGCAGGACGTTTTCCCGCCATCGATCCATCCTGGCACTGGAAAACCCTACGGCTGGCGCACGCCGCCGAACGCAGCTGAAGGCCTGCCGGTTCTCACCAATGAGCTGCTGAACATTTGGCAGAATTGGGACGTCTTCAAGCGCAACGCCGAGGCCGCGTGTCCATGGGCGCCAAAGCCCAAGAAGCCTGCCGCGAAGCCCGTCAAGCGTGCGGCGCCGGCTGGAGATAAGCCGTCGGTGATCGACGAGTTCAATCGTTGCCACGATGTTGAGGAACTGTTGCGCGCCCACGGCTACATCAAGCGGGGTAACAAGTGGTTGTATCCCCAGAGCAGCACCGGGCTACCAGGTGTGACGGTCACCGAAGGCAAGGTCTATTCCCATCACGGCGCCGATCCGTTGGCCAACGGTCACCAGAATGATGCTTTTGAAGTCTTCTGCCTGCTGGACCACGATGGCGATCAGTCGAAAGCCGTGAAGGATGCCGCCCGCATGCTGGGCATGCAGCATTCCTCACGCCCGAACCCTCAGGAACTTCCCCCAACCCCATCGGCGGATGCCAGCGAGCAGGACTCCAGCGCGCCAGTCAGTGAGGCCGCTCCTGCTGCTGACGGGGGGGCGGGGGAGGCGTTGACCTATGAGCAGGTGCTGCGCAGGTACGTGCTGGTCGAGGGCACCACGCAAGTGTGGGATCTCGACAAGGCACGGACGATGAAGAAAACCGCGTTTGAGGCCCGTGTCGGGAAACCTTTGGCGAAACAGTGGATGGATGACACCCAGAAAAAGCTGATCTCGGACGATAAGGTCAAAGAGATCGAGCAGGCCCGCAAGATGGCGGGCAAGAAGGGTGGGGCGCTGAACCTTGAGCCGATTGAGCGCTATGTCTATATCGACGGCACCAAGGATGTTTGGGACAGAGAGAAGAAGCGGCGTGTTCCAGAGGGCGCGGTCAAGATGGCCCTCGGCGACATGTACGGAATGTGGTTGAACAGCCCGGATCGCCGCGTGGTTGACGTTGAGAACATCGTGTTCGACCCGACGATGACCAAAGACCCGAACGTCTATATCAATACCTTCGACGGACTGCCCATGGAACCGAGCCGCGATGACGCGGCATGCGAAAACCTGCGGTGGTTGATCTCATTCCTGTGCAACCACGATAAGTCATCGAACGATTGGCTGGTGAAGTGGCTCGCGTACCCCTTGCAGCACCTTGGCGCAAAAATGGATACGGCGGTGCTGGCTCACTCCACCATGGAGGGCTCAGGTAAAAGCCTGTTGTTCGCGGACGCCTTCGGGTTGTTGTACGGGCAATACGCTGCCACGGTCGGCCAGACCCAGTTGGAAAGCAACTTCAACGCCTGGCAAAGCCGCAAGCTGTGGGCGGTGTTTGAGGAAGTGGTCAGCCGTGACCAGCGCTACAACCAAGTAGGCAAGATCAAGCACCTGGTCACCGGCAAGACGGTGCGTATGGAGTCGAAGTTTATCAACGGTTGGGAAGAAGCCAACCACATGAATGCCGCCTTCCTCAGCAACGAGATTATGCCGTGGCCCATCTCGCCCAGTGATCGGCGAATGTTGGTGCTGTGGCCAATGGAGACGCTGCCGATAGAGCGTCAAAAAGCAGTAGGTCGAGAGCTGGAGAATGGTGGTGTCGCGGCGCTGTATGCATGGTTGTTGTCCATTGATCTTGGCGACTTCGATCAACGCACCAGGCCTCCCAGCACTGATGCACGCGAGCGGCTGGTGGCCCTAAGTAGGGCGAGCTGGCAGACGTTTTTGTTCCTCTGGCAATACGGCGAACTCGGGCGCGATATATGGGGCGCCTGTTTGTCTAGCGACCTGTACGCGATGTTCCTGGAGTGGTGCCACCGCAACAAAGAGCATGTGATGAGCCAGACCAAGTTTTCGTTGTTCATCAGCTCGGAGGTGGATAAGACCCGCGCGATCCCCTGGACCGCCGGCAGCAATCGCAAGTTTGCGGCGTTCTTCTTTCCTCGGGGTGAGGGGGCTTCCCAGCCCCCATCAGTCAGTTCGGCAGATCTTGGGAAAGCAGTGGTCGCCTGGCGGGCTGCGGCGCGCCTGGCGGGCTGGAACGTCGACAACTGGGACCACATCAAGGCGGCTGCAGCATGAGTCCGTCTATTAGTGTGTCGGGTGTGTTGGGTGTGTGTCGGGTTGGTTTTGGATACCTCACACAGGTTAGAGCCTTCTATTTCGCCGCTTTGCGCCTGCTGTGTTGGGTGTGTTGGGTTTGTCGTCGCGCACGCGCATGGGCAACGTTATTTGAATCCATGGGGGCAAGATTTTTTCCTTATGCGAGAACCGTTAAGCCCAACACACCCAACACACTAAACACATTTGATTTAGGGCTATTGAATTTAAAGGGGTTTAGCTGTGTTGGGTTTGTGTTGGGTATGGAGTTTTTTGTGTTGGGGTTAGTTTTGGGTGGGGGATCAGGGCGATGATCGATGAAATTGAAGAACTTATGCTGCATTGGGGTAACCAGTTCAACCAGGTAGGTGATGAGGGGGGGTTGGCCAGCCCAATGGCGACGATTATGGAATGGGGCGGCTCTGCCCCTCGCGGCACCCCGGGATCTCGCGATCTAATGATGGCCTCTGGCGGCGGGATGGATCACGCTGCATTGGAGGTCGCTGCAGCGCTCGCGGAACTTGAGCGGCAGTCCGAAAAAGGGGCACTGCTCGCGAAACTGGCGCGCAATCGTTACTTGCCCCGGCCTGCGTGGTCAGTTCGATCTCAGTTGCCATTTCTCGGCCTGGGTGATGACGCCGACCGCACCTATCGGAATTGGGTTCATGCGTTGCATCAGCAGGTGCTGGTGATTCTGACCATGCGCAGCGCGCCGGGTCGTGCTCGAAATAGGCATGTGAAGTCCTCGGCGACCAGACTAACGCGAGCGTCTACGGTGGGCCGTACTCGAACTTGCTAGCAACCGTTCGTCCGAAGGGATTACCTCAAAGCTGCGTCAAAGCGCGTCAAAGGTGCGTCGAGCGGATCAACCGAAAAACACCCCTTTTCGGTTTTTCCGGAGAGGGGTAAAAAGTCCTCACGATATGGAATTTGCGCCTTGGCGCTGACCTAGCACGTGCTGTGCAGCTTCACCCGGCTTCCCTGAGCCGGTCACCTGACCCCGCTTCCGCGGGGTTTTTATTTTCCGCGTACGGCGCGACCGGTAAGGAAAGAACATGACGAATGAACAACAGGCCCTGGCCGAGATGCCGATCTGGTTAGTGATTGTCCTCGCCTTGGTGGGTGGTGTGTCCGGGGAGATGTGGCGCGCAGACAAGGAAGGGGCACGGGGCTGGGCCCTGGTCCGCCGGTTGGCTCTTCGGTCAGGCGCCTGCGTTGTGTGCGGCGTGTCAGCGATCATGCTGCTTTACGCGGCGGGCATGTCGATTTGGACATCAGGCGCGTTGGGATGCCTTACGGCGATGGCAGGTGCTGACGTTGCCATTGGGCTGTACGAGCGGTGGACAGCCAAGCGGCTGGGCCTGAGTGAGTCAGCAGCGGTAAACGGTGATGTAGGGCGTTAACCCACAAGGAGCCAGGGCCATGATGCGGCTTGAGATGCGTGACAACATCGATCAGATCGTCAGGGAGATGCGCGGTATCAGCCGGTCGAAAGTGCCAACGGCAGCAGCCAAGTCGCTGACCTTCACGGCGGAGCGAGTCCAGGCTGCCGAGAAAGCCGAACTCGCCCGGGTGTTTGATCGCCCCACACGCTGGACGTTGAACTCTATCTTCAAGCGCAGCGCCACGGTCACCCGGCTGTACGCCCGGGTGTGGGTCAAGGACGAAGCCAGCTCAGGTGTTCCCGCATCCAAGTATTTGCCGGTGCACATGGACGGTGGCAACCGCCCGCACAAGCGCTTCGAGAAGGCGCTGATCCATTACGGCTTGATGCCAGCGGACATGTACGCAGTCCCAGGTCGGCGCGCCCGAATGGATGGCAACGGGAACATCAGTCGCGGCCAGATCGTGCAGATTCTATCCGCCCTTGGTGCAGCAGAGCGGGTGTCGGGCTTCATGGCTAACCGCACGAAACGAAGCCAGCGGCGCAACCGAAATGCACCGGACTACTTCGTGGGTCGGCCTGGTAACGGCACCGGCCCTCGCGGCATCTGGCAGCGAGTCGGCAGTGGTGCCAGGCCCATCCTGATCTTCGTCAAGCGCCCGACGTATAGACGGCGCTTTGACTTCTACGGAGTCGCCAATCGCGTGGCCCAGGCCGAGTTCGAACCTCTGTTCCGGCGTGCCCTGGCTCGGGAGATGGAAAGGAGCTGACCACCTGTCGGTTTCGTGCTTTTTTTCTCAAAAGTGGCGATATTTCAATGATTTGGCAGGTTCTAGGCTTGACATGGGCATGTGTGCCCCGAAATCAATGGGTCCTTCCGGGCACCGGGGCTAACGGGGTAATTCGAACCCCGACTTTTTCACAGATTCAACCTGACATAGGGGGTTCCGCTTCCATGTCGGCAATAGGACAAGACAATGCAAACCCAACGTGAAGTCGCTGATCACCTGGACATGAGCGAGCGAAATGCCCGCGATGTGCTCAAGGCGTTGGACCTGGACTGGCAGACCGCAAGCCTGGATGAGATCCGGACGGCCTACATCCGCGACCTGCGCGGAAAAGCCGCTGGGCGCGGGGGCAGCCAGCTTGAACAGCTCAACAGAGCGCGGATCGATGACCTGCAGCAGAAGTCGGCCAATGGACGGTTGGCGTATCACGAAAAACTGAGATCACTGATCCCGGCAAGTGAGGCTGAGCGGGTGCTGTCCGACTGGGCCAGCTTCGCAAACCGGGAATACCTGGGCGGCCTTGAACGAATCATTCAGGAAATCGAGAACGTGCAGAAACTCACGGTAGATCGAACAGTGGTGGCCAAAGTTGCTGGACCTACAACCGAGCGAATTGCAGGCTACGCGCGAAAACTTGGCGCGGAGCTTGTCGGCAGCAGCGGGGAAATTCAATCCGCCCCGTGACATCCCGACCGCGCATTACATGAGCACCGAGTTCTACCTGCCCGCTGAGAGCGGTGTGCTGCACGGGCTCTACGACTTCCAATACACGCCTTACTTTCTCGGCGTTGCCGCTGCCCTGGACGACCCTCGGGTGAGCGAAGTTGACCTGATGAAAGCGGCGCAGATCGGCTGGACGTGGTTCCTGATCGGCTACCTGTTCAAGTTCATCCACAACCTGCCGCGTCCGATCATGATCCTGTTTGCCAAGGAAAAGGACGGCAAGAACTTCCACGACGAAAAGCTGAAGTTCGGCGTCACCGCGAACACCGAGGTGGCAAAGCTCATGCCGGTGGATGTCAGCCGCACATCGGGCAATCGCTGGGACCATAAGACCTTTCCGGGCGGGTTCCTCAAGCTGGTCGCGTCCAACTCCCCCGGCAACGTCAAATCTACGTCTTCCGTGGGCTTGTCAGTGGTAGAAGAACCAGACGATACCAGCGACGACGTGAAGGGGCAGGGTGATGCGATCGCTCTTCTGGAAGAGCGCGGCAAGCGGTATCCCGGCTCAAAGATGCTGGTAGGCGGGACGCCGGCGATTAAGGGCGCGAGCAAGACCGAGGCGCGCCTTGCACAGACCGACTGCCGGGTGCTGCCGGTTATCTGCCATTCCTGCGGCCAGGCGCATGTGCTGGACTTCGCTCATATCAAGTGGCTCGACATTGAGGAAGAAGCAACCCCTCATGAGATCTACGGCCGCGCAGATCCTGAGACTGCCGGCTACGGTTGCCCTCACTGCGGCGAGATTTGGGACGACTATCAGCGTAAAGAGAACATCCGCAACACCGTGTTCAACGCGGTAGAAGCCGGCGACCCATACTGCGGTTGGGTGCCGACCAAACCTTTTGCCGGGCGCGCCGGGTTCATTGAGTTGAATGAGCTGTACGCCTGCTTGCCGGGTACCAGCCTGGCCGACATCGTGCGCGAGAAGCTCAACGCCGAACACCAGGCGTCCATGGGTAACCTGTCGCTGCTGATCAAGTTCGTCAACCAGAAACAAGGCCGTGCCTACGAGTACAAATCCGATCTGCCCGAAGCCGACAAACTGGCCGAACGCGCAGAGGACTACCCGGAGATGTACGTGCCCATGGGCGGAATCGTGGTCACTGCCGGCGTCGATGTTCAACACGATCGCCTGGCGGTGGTGATGCGGGCCTGGGGCCGGGGTGAGGAGTCCTGGTTGCTTTACTGGGGCGAAATCTACGGCGAAGTGGTGCTGCCAGACCAGGGCGTCTGGTTGGATCTCGAGAAGCTGCTGTTTGCGGCGATTCCTCACGCCTGCGGCGCCAAGTTGAAAGTGTTGGCGACTTCGCTCGACACGTCCGACGGCACCATCACCCAGGACGCGGCTTATGCGTTCTGTCGTAAGCACCAACGTAGTGGTGTGATGGCGATCAAAGGCGCGAGCGAGCGTGGCAACACCCGCGACGACGAGCGCCGGGAGATCTTCAGCGCGCCTCGGCAGGGCGTCGATACCGACAAAGAGCAGAAGGCATCCAAGTATGGCCTTCGCCCCTACATCGTCGGCACGTCGCGGGCCAAGGACCTGTGGATTGAGGGCCGGTTGCCGCTGACGGGTGATGGCCCTGGTCGGATGCACTTTTACAAGACGGTGCGCCCGGACTACTTCCGGCAAATTACCGCCGAAGTGAAGGCTCCCAGCCGTCGACATCACTACCGCAAGGTGTGGCAGAAGAAGGCCGGCGAGCCGAACGAAGGCACCGACTGTGAAACCTACGCGCTGCACGCAGCCCGCTCCCTGAAAACGCATCTGCTGCAGGAGCAGGACTGGGCGGCGCTCGATGCCCAGATCCGCCAGGGCGGTTTGTTTGACCAGCCCGAACCAGTTAGGCCTGAGGCCGAGGCCAATCCCGAAACCCAAGGGGCGACCCCTGAATCACCTCCACCCGTTGACCCCCCCGATCTCCCGCCTGCTGGCGGGAGAGTTGTTTCTGGGCGCCGCAGTGCAATGCGTGTGCTCTCCCAACGCAGGAATTAATCATGGCTATCACCCTGGAACAAGCGCAGGGCCAGCTCCAAGCCTGGCTCGATGCGAGCATGAAGGTCAGCCAGAAGCAAAGCTACCGGATCGGCACCCGCCAGCTGGAGTACGCTGACCTTGCCGAGATCACCAAAACGATCGATTACTGGCAGAAGCAAGTTGATGGCCTGGAAAGCGGCCGGCCACGGGGGATTGTCCTGCGTGGGATCACGCCGCGATGAGCCGGGCACCGAAAGCCCCAGAACCAACACTGCTCGACAAGGCCATCACCTGGTTGAGCCCTGAACGCGGCGCCAAGCGCATGCATGCCCGGCTCACCATGACCGCGCTGGGCGGTTACAGCGGCGCGTCGAAGGCCAAGCGCTCGTTGAGTGCCTGGAACCCCGCCGCCGGCAGTGCAGCGGCTGACTTGCTGCCCGACTTGCCCACGCTTCGCGAGCGTTGCCGTGACCTTGAGCGCAACAACCCCATCGGCGGTGGTGCGATCAACACGGTGACGACTAAAACGGTCGGTACCGGCTTGGCGCTCAAGTCCGTGGTAAATCGCCAGATCCTTGGCTGGGATGAAGATCAGGCCAGGGAGTGGCAGCGCAAGACTGAATCGCTCTTCAAGTCCTGGGCGGAAACCACCTGCTGCGACATCACCCGCGAGCAAAACTTCTATGGCTTGCAGGATCTGACGTGGCGTTCGGTACTGAGCAGCGGTGATGTGTTTCCGCTGTTGACCCACAAGGAGCGCCCCGGCCATCACTACTCGGCGTGTATCCAGCTCATTGAAGCCGACCGGATCTGCAACCCGTCGGGCAAGGCTGATACGGAAACCCTCACCGCCGGTATCGAACGTGATGCCGACGGCGCGCCGATCAAGGCTCACATCCTGCGCAGCCACCCTGGTGCGCTGGGCGTTAAAGAGCGGGAATGGGATGAGCGCCCGTTCTTCAACGAGCGTGGGGGGCGGGTGTTGTTGCATGTGTACCGCCGCCGCCGGGTAGGTCAGCCGCGGGGCGTGCCATATCTGGCGCCGGTGATCGAAAAGCTCAAACAGTTAGACCGCTACACCGATGCCGAGCTGGAAGCAGCGGTGGTGTCGGCGTTCTTCGCTGTGTTCATCAAACCGGGGACTGGCGGGAGCCTGAGCCCATTGGCATCTGCTGCCACCGGCAACACGCCAGTCGGTGGTGACCGGCCTGCGGGACGGGAGCAGGGTGGCTGGGACGGTTCACTTAGTGGCGGCATTGTCGCCGAGCTGGACGACGGTGCGTCCATCGACACTGCGGCCCCAGGCCGGCCAAACATGGCGTTTGACCCGTTCGTGCTAGCGATGCTGCGCCAGATCGGCATGGCCCTGGAATTGCCCTATGAGGTGCTGATCAAGCACTTCACTGCCAGCTATACCGCCGCGCGTGCAGCCGTCATGGAAGCGTGGCAGTTCGTTCGCGGTTGCCGCGACTTCCTGGGCTCACACTTCTGCCAGCCGGTGTACGAGCATTGGCTTGAAGAAGCCATTGCGCAGGGCGATATCGAAGCCCCTGGGTTTTTCGATCACCCGCTACTCCGTTATGCCTACTGCGGTTCGCTGTGGGTGGGTGATGGTCCTGGCACCGTGGACCCTTTGAAGGATATCAACGCCGCCGAGAAGCGAATCGATATCGGCGTTAGCACTCTGGCGAAGGAATCCATGCTCTACGACGGCAGCGACTGGGAGGAAAACCACGAACAGCGCGCCCTGGAAGTGAAGCGCCGGCGCGATGACGGGCTTTCAGCTTCACCGACGGCGCGCCCGGACAATGAGCCGCCGGCCAATCCCGACTTACCTGAACGGACCTAACTATGAGCGACAACCCAACCGATGCACCCGTGCACCGGGTGACGGCGTTCGACCTGGTGTCACGCGAGCCCTGGGCAATTACCCCGGACATGCTGCAGACCATCACCGCCATTGCCCGTCGGGAGCATGAAGGCCCAGAAGCGCTGGAAGCCAGGCAGGGCAAGCCCCTACAAAACAGTCGGGCGGTGACTCAACGTGGCAACGTTGCCTTGTTGCCAGTCACTGGCCCGGTGTTTCGCTATGCCAACTTGTTTACGGCGTTGTCCGGTGCAACCTCGCTGGATGTTCTGGCGAAAGAGTTCACCGCCGCCGTCGATGATCCGCGAACAGACACCATCATCCTGGTGATGGATACACCGGGCGGCATTGCCAGTGGTATCGCTGAGTTCGCTCAGATGATCCGTGCTTCTCCCAAGCAAGTGGTGGCCTACGTATCCGGCAACGCAGCCAGCGCAGGTTACTGGATGGCGGCAGCGGCACATGAAATTGTCATGAGCCGCACCGGCGCCGTTGGCTCCATTGGCACGGTGTTGACGGTGCGTAAAAGCGAAGACGACGGCAGTTTCGAGATCGTCAGCAGCCAGAGCCCGAAAAAGCGGCCTGACTTCGGTACCGAATCTGGCCGCGCTGTTGCACAGGCGCACGTTGACCGACTGACCGACATCTTTGTCGAGGACGTTGCCAACTATCGCGGCCTAAGTGTTGAAACCGTCCTGGCGGACTTCGGCCAGGGCGACATGCGGATTGGTTCGGACGCCGTTGCACTGGGCATGGCCGACCGTGAATCCACCCTTGAAAACCTTATCGCCGAATTCAACGGCAGTCCCTCTGGAGATCGATCCATGTCCACTACCACCAGCAGCGCCGCACCCGCACCGACGCCAGAAAAACCAGCTATTACCCGTGAATACCTCGCCGCGAACCATGCTGAGTTGCTTGCCAGCCTGGAGCATGACGCACATGCAGCTGGCGCTCGCGCCGAGTGCGATCGCATCAAGGCAGTCGAGGCGGCCGCGTTGCCCGGGCATGAAGAGCTGATCGCCAGTCTGAAGTTTGATGGCAAAACCAGCGGCGCCGAAGCGGCTGCACAGGTGATTGGTGCCGAAAAGTCCAAGCGCGCCACTGCTCTTGCCGATATCCGCGGCCAGGCACCAGCGCCGGTACCCAACGCACTCACACCACCAGTTGCACCAGTTGCCGCCGAAGAGGATCCGGAGGTGCCCCTGGAAGAGCGCGCCAAAGCGACCTGGGACGGTGACAAGGATCTGCGCGCCGAGTTTGGCACTTTCGAGGCCTACCACGGTTATCGCAAGGCCACCGACCGCGGTCTGGTCAAGGTTCTGAAAAAGTAAGCACCTGGTAAGTCCCTCAAACCCTGGCTCTGGAGAATCCCATGCCTCTTACACTCGATACACCCCGCGCTTACGAGATCGGCACCATCAACGACTTGTCCGTTGCCGCCGGTGTGCAGATCTTCGAAGGGTCGGCCGTTGGCATCATCGCTGCCAGTGGGCTGGCGCGCCCTTTGGCGGCGGGTGACCTGTTTGTCGGTTTCGCTGATCGCGGCGTCGACAACCGCACCGGCGCCGCTGCGGCCGCGCGCGTCCGTCTTCGCGAAGAAGGCAAGATTGAACTGCCCGTGGCTGCGCTGGCGCTTGCCGATATCGGCAAGCAGGTTTACGCCGGCGACAGCGGCGCATTCCTGCTGACCGCAGCCGGGAATAGCCTGGTCGGCCATGTTCACCGTTTTGTCCGCTCCGGCGTCGGCATCGTCAAGTTCGCCGCCCAGCCAGTGCCCGTCGCGCCTTAACGCAATACCCAAACCCTTCCTTTTTTGACCGTATCCTTCTTCAGGAGAATCACCCATGGGTGCTGAAGTACTTTCCAGCCGTGCCGTCATCGGCATGTTTTACGAAATGCTTGAACAGAATGTGGGGTCGAACTGGATCGACGCCGTGTCCAATCTGTTCGATTCTGACCAGGCAAAAGAAACCTACCCGTGGATTGGCATGGTGCCAACGCTGCGGGAGTGGATCGGTGGCCGTCATGCCAAGGGCTTCATCGGCGCTGAACTCGAAATCGAAAACCTGCACTTCGAAGCAACCATTGAGGTTCTGGTCAAGGAGCTGCGCCGAGACAAAACCGGGCAGCTGCGGATTCGCCTCGGTGAATTGGCCGACCGCACGAATGCCCACTGGGCCAGGCTGCTCTCGGTACTGTTGCTCAATGGCGAAACCCAGGTCTGCTACGACGGCCAGTACTTCTTCGACACCGACCACGAAGAAGGCCAGAGCGGGGTGCAGTCGAACAAAATCACCACCAAACTTTCCGAGCTGTCGGCGGCTGTTCATGGCACACCAACCCGACCGAGTGTCGAGGAATTCCAACAGGCAGTTGCCCGGTCTGTGACCCAGCTCACCAGCCTCAAGGATGATCAGGGCGAACCCATCAACGAACTGGCTCGCGAGTTCCTGGTGATGGTGCCGTTCAACCTGTTGAGCGTTGCTCAGTCCGCTCTGAGCGTTCCGCGCGGCACCAACATCAACGAGATTGTCATGCCCGACAACGTGGTGGTCCGCGTGGTCGGTAACGTGCGCCTCAATGCCTGGCAGGACAAGTTCGTGACCCTGCGTACCGATGGCCGTTTGAAAGCGTTCATCCGTCAGCAGGAAACCGACGTCGCAATGAAGGCGAAGGCGGAAGGCTCGGAATACGAGTTTGACAACGACGCACATCAGTATGGTGTCGACACCTGGCGCAACGTCGGTTTTGGCCGCTGGCAGTACGCCGTCCTTAACCAGTTTGTGGCATAAGCCGGTCGGCCCGCCACCTCACCGAGGACACTGATATGCCGAAATACCGCGTGACAGAGACCATCACCCTTTACGGTGGTGAGTTGATCCTGACAGACGCCCAGGCCAGCGCCCGAAAGCACTGCCTTGAGCCGGTCGAAAAGAAAAAGGGGCGCTACACCATTCTGGAGCCCGTCCAGTTCAAAGTCGGGGAGGTGATCGTGATCCCCGGTGAGCCGGACAAGGCGCTGGATCAGCGGCTCGTGAAGGTGGACAAAGCTGGAGGGACCGGCGATGCCGAATAAAACATATACCGTCCTGTCAGGTTCGTTCCGCCGGCCAGACAACAGCCTGGTCGGCCAAGGTGGCTTAGTCGAGCTGCCGGACGACGTGGCAGATCGCTTTCGTCACCAGTTGGAAGTCGTGGTGTCCGGGCCATCGCCGGCACCGGTGGGTGAAGGTGGACGCAAGCAAAAGGTGAGCCCCGATGCTTGACGAAGACCTCAGGGGTTTCCTTGAGGACTTTGACGTTGGCGGAGTCGTCGATGGTGAGCCGTTTCTGGCGGCACGCGACATGCCAGATGAGATCCATGGCATGGGCGGCACCAATAGCCAGTCCACCGGCTACGAGATCCTTGTCATTACCTCCGACGCTGAACGCCTCGGTATCAGAAATCCCAAGCTGATCACCGTAGGTGGCGTGGCCTTTCGGGTCCGTGACTGCCGGATGATCGATGACGGCGCTTTCAGCCTGGCCTCACTCACCAAGGTTTAATCCATGCCTTCGATCCAAGAACGCATCGTCGCAAAGGCGCAGGCGCTGATCCTGGCTGCCGATACGCCGGCGGCTGATCGCGTGTTTCGCAGCCGTACCGAGGCGATCACACGCGACATGACTCCGGCGCTAGTGCTGCGGCCCAGCCTTGAAACTACTGAGCGTGAAAGCTTTTCCGTGGACCGTAACCAGTTCGAACTGACGGTAGAAATTATCGCTCGGGAAGACACTGTTACAGGGGCCGCCTGGGACCAGGTGGCTGACCTGGTGAAGGTAGCCGTACATGCGGTGCTGGCAACAGAGGATGCTTTTCCGGAAGCGGACCGGGTCCAGCGGTTTTACATCGACTGGATTGAGGACGAAGGGGACAACACCGCCGGCAACTGCCTGGTCCGCTATCGCTTCACCTACTTGTGCAACACCGGCGACTTGACCACCGGCCCCACCTTTTACTGAGGAATAAATTATGCAAATTGCATTCGGCAGTGGGTTGTTTTACGCCACCCCGCTGATGGACGCCTATGGCAACGCCCTAGCGTCACCCACCCCGATCCTACTGGGCATCATGCAGGAAGCATCGGTTGATCTGTCGTACGACTCCAAGGAGCTGTTCGGTAGCGAGCAATTCGCCGTGGATGCGGCGCGCGGTCAAGGCAAGCTATCGGGCAAGGCCAAGGCGGCGCAGATCAGCCTGTCGCAAATGAATGCCCTGGTGTTCGGGCAAACCCTCCAGCCCGGCCAGGTGCTTGTGCACCACGCAACCACTCCCCAGGATATTCCTGCCGGCGGCAAGATCATCGTCACCCCGCCAGGTGCTGGCCTCTTGGCCGGTGACTTGGGTGTTCGCGGCGGCGGTGCAGCCCCGTTCACCCGTGTACTGGCAGCGCCGGCCAAGGGTGAATACACCTATGACTCAGGTACCGGTGAATACGCTTTCGCCGCTGCGGACGAAGGCGTGCCGGTATTTATCGATTACCGCTACTCGGTCGCCACCGGCAAGAGCCTTTCCGTGCGCAACTTGCCGATGGGCGATATGCCGGTGTTCCAGGGTGAGCTGTATCTGAAATACAAAGGCAAGTCGATTTACGTCCGCGTGCCCAACTTCGTCAGCAACAAGTTGAGTCTTTCGACCAAGCAGGACGATTACACCATTCCTGACTTTGAATTCACCGGCTACGCGGATGAGTTCGGCGAAGTCGCTTACTGGAGTTCTAGCGAATGACCGTCAATATCCCCGGTGTGGACTTCCAGTTTCCTGGTAAGACACTGACTATTCCGCCATTGGCGTTGGGCGATCTGGAGCAGTTGCTGGAGCGGATCAACCGCGTCATGGCCGGAAACATGGATAAGGATGCGATTGCCACGGTGATCGATGCCACGCACGCCGCGCTCCGTCGAAATTACCCTGACATGGATCGCCAGGAAGTATCAGGGCTGCTTGACCTGCGCAATTTCCGCGACGCACTCGAAGCCGTTATGGGCGCTTCTGGGTTGGAAGTGACGGAGCCTGCGCCGGGGGAAGGCCAGGCCCCTTCGACTGGGGCCAGCTCTACGCTCACTTGATCGCCAGCACAGGCCAAAGCCCGGTCACGCTGCGGCGTGACTGGGACATGGTGATGGTGGGCCATATGACGGACTACTGGCGGCATCATCCACCCGTGCACGTGCTCGTGGCTGGTTACATGGGATACAAGCCGACTGAAGGCGTTACGGATGCGCCTGACCTGGCTAGCAACTTGGCGGCAATGGCGGCAGATATGCGCGCGGATCTGCCTGAGCATCTGCGTGGGGCGTTGGATGCATTTGTCCCGCCCGCATGACCCTTATCTGGCATTTTTCGCCATCACCCACTAACTCCGCCTCGGCGGAGTTTTTACGTCTGCAATGTGAGGTTTCGGCATGGATAGAAATATCGCGTACCAGTTCACTGCCGGCACCCAAGGCTTTGACCGTGCAATCGAAAGCATTGAGCGGAACATGCGTGATGCTCGAACGACTTTCAGTCGCGAGCTGAGGGCTATCAATACCGAAATGGTGGGCAGCCAAACGCAACTGAGCCGTTTTGGTCCGGCGGTCAATGATGCGTTGGGCGGCGTCAGCACCATCATGCGCTCTGGGCTTTCAAGTGTTGCCGCTGGCCTGATCGGTGTTTTTGCACTCGGTGCGTTCAAGGTCAAGCAGTTGGTTGTTGACAGCAAGGATGCGGCAATTCAGCAGCAGGCAGCTTATCGGGGCTTAGAGGCGGTCGCCAATCACGCAGGTGTTGGTATTGGCCGCGCCATGGATGAGGCAAACAAACTTGCTGCTGACGGCCTGATCAGTGTCGGAGATTCGGCAAAAGCACTTCAAAATCTGCTGAGCCGGGGCTACAACGTTGACCAGGCAGTGAGCGTCATTACGCGCTTGAAAGATGCTGCTGCCTTTAACCGGCAGGCGAACCTTAGTCTTTCGGAAGCCGTAGTGTCGGCTACCGAAGGTTTGAAGAATGAAAACTCAGTGTTGGTCGACAACGCCGGTGTAACGAAAAACGTTGCAAAGATGTGGGAGGAATATGCCAAGAGTATTGGTACCACGCGCGACAAGTTGACCGATTCACAGAAGATCACAGCTGAATACAACGGGGTAATGAAAGAAACTGAAGCCCAGGTCGGCAACGCAGCGAAAGCGGCTGACGGCTTGACTGGTAGCCAGGCCGAACTTGATTCAAAAAGCAACGAGCTGCAGGTCACTATTGGCACGATTCTGGAGCCTGTTTTTGTCAGCCTGAACAAACGACTTGCTGAGACGGCCAGTTGGTTCAATAGTCTGTTGAAAGGAATGACAGGCGTTGGGGTAACAGTCGACGAAGTTGCAGCGAACGTTGCTCGCTATGAAGCCATCCTCAAGGACTTCAAGCCTGGTCCGCGTGGTAATGGTAGTAAGGCTCCCCTCGAAGCGGCATTGGTGGAGGAGCGTCTGCTGTTGGAGAACATGCAACTTGTCTCCAACAAGGTAGACGAGGTGGACGCCGGTATGCGCTCCCGTGTTGCACGCATTGAAGAGCAGCGCCGGAAGGTGGCTGACATGGCGGCAACGGGCGACACCGCGATGACTAAGGCGCCTCAGCAGGGCCGGACAGCACCAACAGCTTACGGTATCGAAGTCGCCCGGCTGACGAAGCTTGAAGCCGGTTATGCCGCAGCGATCGAACACCGGGAAAAAGTGAAGGCATCAACAACGCCTCCTACGAAAAAGGCTGAAGATCCCACCGCTCCCTCCGGTAAAGCAACATCACGTGTTAGCCAGTGGTCTGAGGCGCTGGATGCGCAGAAAGTTGCACACGCTCAACAGCAGTCAGAGCAGGGCACCTTTCTCCAGTTTTCTCAGCAACAGGAAGCAGAGTATTGGCAAGGAATTCTCAAGCGTACTGACCTGACAGCCAAGGAACGCTTGAGCGTGCAGCGCAATTACCTGACCTCTTTGAACTCACTTCGGCGCGAGGACGAAGGCAAGGCATTTGCCGATTTGCAGGCTCAGGCCCAGCAATACCGCAACAATATGGATGCGCGTTTGAGTATCGCGCAGCAGGTGCTGGAGCGAAGCCGACAACTGTATGGTCAGGACAGCCAAGAGTATCGCAAGGCGGCTGCGGAAGTGGTGGCTGTCGAGAGGGAAAAGCAGCAGCAAATCACCAACATGAAGCAACAGGAATATGCCGCTGATAAGCAGGCACGGCTTACCGATGTTGCCCATGCAGAGCAAATGGCGCAGTTAGACCTGCAGGCCAACTTGATTACCCAGGCACAGTTGCTGCAGGCCCAAGCTGAGTTTGAAAAGCAACGGTATGCAATCGAAGCCGAATCGCTTGCACAGCGAAAGGTGCTACTGGATCAGGATCCAGATCGTAACCCGGTAGCTCTCCAGCAAGTCCAGCAGCAAATTCTCGCTCTGGAGCAAACCCATCGCAACAGCATGGCCGTAATCGGCCGGCAGCAAACCATGGAGTCACAGAGCAATTGGACTGGAATGGTTGGGAGCCTACAGGCCAGTTGGTCAAGCGGGTTAAACGGAATCCTTACCGGCACTATGGGCACCCAGGGTCTACTGAAAGGAATCTTTGGAAGTATAGGTACCGCGTTTATTGAAAACATGGTCACCAAGCCTTTGATGGCGTGGATCTTCGGCGAGACGGCGAAAACCGGTGCGACCGTCACCGGTGTAGGTGTGCGGACTGCTGCAGAAGCGGGTGGCGCGGCCATGTCGGTCGCGATTTGGGGGGCGGCGACCATCTCCAACATCATTGCCAGTGCCTGGCAGGCGATGGCGGGTGCTTTTGCTGCAATGTCTGCCATTCCCTTTATTGGTCCCGTCCTGGGTGTTGCTGCGGCTGTAGCGGCTGGTGCGTTTGTATTCGGCCTGGTCAAGAACGTGGCCTCTGCTGAGGGTGGTTATGACATCCCGGCTGGGGTGAACCCGATGACCCAGCTCCATGAACAGGAAATGGTTCTGCCCAAGCAGTACGCCAACGTGATCCGCCAGGCCGCGAACGGTGATGGTCAGTTGGGCGGCGGTGGCGGTGGTGGCTATCACTATCACGACAGCAGCGGCCGGCTGACGCCGGCGGATATCCGGCGCAACGCCAGGGTATTTGCTCTTGAAATGCAGAAGCTGCAGCGCAACGGTGCCCTCAAGGCATAAAGGAGTTTTCATGCTGCTCGGGCCTTTTTTTCCAGCTCGTTGGATTGCCGGTTTACCGGATCGCGGTGTTATGGCGGACGATGTTTTGCCCTATATGCCAGGGCAAACGTTCCTTGCCAAAAAATCTCCTGCATGGAGCACGGGAGTGCAAAAGTCAGCTAGTGGACGGCGTCGTACCACGGCGTATTACCCAGCGCCGTTTTGGACGTTTCAGATCAACTACAACGCGGTACGCAAACGTCCCGGCCTGGATGAATGGTCGCGGCTGGTCGCGTTCTTCAATCAGCGCAAAGGGCAGTTCGGGGACTTCCTGTATTTCGATAGGACCGATCACCAAGTGACCAAGCATCGCTTCGGCTTTGGCGACGGAGTTACCCGAACGTTTCAGCTGTCGCGGGCCATCGAGGGCTGGGTCGAACCCGTTTATGGCGTGGTCAACATAGACCTGTTGACGGTCGCTGGGGTGCCCGTGACCGCTTACAGCGTCGATGCTCTTGGCAAAATCACCTTTGCTAAGGCCCCTGCCATGGGCTTGGCGCTTGAATGGACCGGCGCGTTCTTTTTTCGCTGTGCATACGACTCAGATTCGCTGGACGGCGCGCAGCCGTTCGGCCGGATTTGGGAGATGAAAAACGTTTCTTTTACGAGCATCAAACCATGATCGATGTCAGTCCCGAGTTGAGGCAGTTTCTGGCCACGGCCCGAAGCTTTGTGATGGCCGATCTATACACCATCACCCTGGCGAGTGGGCAGGTGCTGCGATACACCGATGCCGGCGTGCAGTTATTCGCTGATGGTGCGAATTACTCGGCGTCAGGGCCACTACTAAAGCGTACCGGGATCCGGACGGTGCGAGGGGTAGAGGTCGATACCCTGAGCGTTACCCTTTACGCCGGAATCGAGGATACGCTGCTGGGTGAGCCTATTCTGGCATTCATCGCCGGAGGGGGCTTTGATGGCGCTTCCTTGTCGCTATCCCGGGCGTTCATGCCCGATTGGACTGCGCCTGTGATCGGCACTGTACTGCGCTTCATTGGGCGAGTGGCCGAAGTGGATCCTGCCGACCGCGAGCAGGCGACGTTTTCGGTCAAATCGCCGATGGAGCTGCTTGATACCAAGGTGCCTAAAGGGGTCTATCAGCCAGGATGCCTGCGTACTGTTTATAGCGACGATTGCGGTGTGAATCGCTCGTTGTTCGAAACTGCGGGTTCGGTGCTGGAGTCCACGAGCGGCCTTCGTATTCGCACCAACATCGGCGCGCAAAATGGGTGGTTTGATCAGGGCGTGATCCGCTTTGTGAACGGCGGTAATGCTGGTGTTTCGCGCACTGTTCGTCGCCAAACGGCCGACGGTGCCGTCACTCTGATTCTCGGCCTGCCGGCAGAGCTGCAAGTGGGCGATCAGTTCCTTATTTACCCCGGCTGCCCGCGCACACTCGACGCCTGCACCAACAAGTTTGGCAACCGCGGACGTTATCGCGGCATGCCCTTTATCCCCGTAGCTGAGACTTCTGTATGACCGATCTTGAGCTGCAGCAGCGCGAAGCGGTGATTGCCGAGGCCCGACGTTGGCTCAAGACACCCTACGAGCACCGTCAGCATCTGCTGGGCGTAGGCGTGGACTGTGCCTGGTTGCTTATTGAGGTTTACCACTCGGTTGGTCTCTTGCCTTGGATCGATCCCGGTGCCTACGCGCAGGATTGGCATTTGCACCGCAGCAAGGAGCTTTACCTGTCCTGGCTAGAAGAGTACGGGCACCAGGTCGAATCCCCGCAACCCGGAGATGTCGCCATCTGGCAGTTCGGCCGCACCTACAGCCATGGCGCTGTGGTCGTCGATGAGCACCGGGTCATTCATTCGTTTCTAGCTATCGGCGTCGAAGTCGCCGATATGCGCGAAGAGCGCCTGGCCAGTAGGCCAGTGCGTTATTACACACTCGACAGTTTTGGAGGCAGTGATGGGGGGAGGTGGCGGTAGTTCAATTTCCAACAGTGCGACCCGTATTAACGCGCTGCAGATCCAGAGCAGTGCCAGCGGCAAACCCATCGCCTGGATTGCCGGTCGTAACCGAATCAGTCCCAACCTGATCTATTACACCGATTTCGAAGCGGTTGCCAAAACCACCAAGACCAAAACCGGTGGCAAGGGCGGCGGTGGCGCAACGCAGAAAGACACGACCTATACCTACTACGCTGCGATCATTCTCGGTATTGGCCGGGGAAAGCTTAGCGCGGTGCGTCGGATTTTTCGTGACAAAGAAGTCTTTGCCGACAAGGTGGTCGATGGCGTTACGCAGTCGGCGTTGGCACAGATCGGTTTCAGCTTCATGCCGGGCACGGCGGATCAGCCGGTTTGGGGATACCTTGAGACAAAGCACCCGACCGAGGCGATCGCTTATTCGGACACGTCATACGTTTACGCTGCCCGCTATTTGCTCAATGACAATGCCGGCGTACAGAACCACACCTTCGAAGTAGACGGCCCTTATCAGGTGCCAGGTTTGCCCGATGCCAATCCCGGGCTCTTTCTGCCCGGGCTGCTGCTGGATCCGCTGGACGGCATAGGGTTTGATCCGCGCTGGATTGATGACCTGAGCAACTATCGCGATTACTGCCTGGCGGAAAACCTTTTGCTCAGTCCTGTGCTGGATGAGCAGGCCCCCTGCAGCGAAGCCATTACGCGCTGGTTGCAATTGACTAACAGCGAGGTGATCTGGTCTGCCGGCAAGATGAAGGTGATTCCATTTGGTGATCAGGTCGTCACGGGAAACGGTGTTACCTGGTACCCGAATGTCACGCCCGTAGCGCACCTCACAGATGACGACTTTTTAGCGGAAGAGGGCGAACCGCCGATTCAGCTGAAGATCAAGAGCCAAGCCGACAGCTACAACGAAGTTTCACTAGAGATTCTGGATCGCGACCACGAGTACAACACTGATGTGGTGCGCGCGCCTGATCAGGCGGCCATAGAGCAGTTCGGGTCAAAGCCGATGGACACCGTCAAGGCGTACGAGATTTGCAGCGCTGCCATCGCTTCACACTCGGCTCAGTTGCTGGTACAGCGCAAGCTGTATATCCGCAACGAGTACCAGTTTTCTCTCGGCTGGCAACATGTGCTGCTGGAACCAATGGACCTGGTCACGATCACAGAGCCGGCGTTGAAGCTTAACCGCCGCCTGGTCCGATTGATCTCGGTCGAAGAGGATGAAGACGGCAAGCTGGCGGTCGTGGCCGAGGATGCGCTCCTGGGCACAGGCAGTGCACCGAATTATCCGGTACAGAGCAAGACGGGATACCAGGGCAATCAGAACGCGGCGCCGGGGCCTGTGTTGGCGCCGATTATCTTCAATCCACCAGAAAGCCTGCTGTTGCCCGGTGAAACGCAGATCTGGGGCGCGGTCGCCGGGGCCGATGAGGCGTGGGGCGGCTGTGATATCTGGATCAGCGCCGACGGTGATAGCTATCGAATGGTTGAGACCGTCTATGGTCGCTCGCGCATTGGCAGGCTCACGGCGCCGTTGCCGGCGGGAGGTGATCCGGATATCACCAACACCTTGTCGGTAAAGCTGTCAGTTGCCGATCAACTTACTGCCGCGACCACTGCCGAGGCGGATAGTGGTGCCACATTGTGTTGGATTGATGGTGAGTTGATCAGCTATCGAGATGCTTCCCTCACCGGGCCGGGCGCCTACAATTTGCAGTACCTGCGTCGTGGGCGCCTGGGGTCGTCGGTTTCCAACCATCCTGTGGACGCCCAGTTTGTGCGGCTTGATGACGCGATCTGGAAGTACAGCTATACCACCGACCAAATCGGCAAAACGGTGTGGGTGAAGTTCCGCTCGTTCAACGTGTTTGGCCGGGCGTCGGAGGACTTGGCTGATGTGACGCCCTACAGCATCACATTGTCGCCAGTGCGAGTTGTACCAGGCGCTGCCCAGGGATTGCAGCTAGTGGGCGCGTTCGAGGCACCTTACTTCACCGTTGGTTGGGCAGCTGGGGCACACGCCGCAGATCGGCTGGTCAGAATCCGCAACGCAGCCACGAACGCCTTGTTGCGTGAAGTTGCCACCACCGCCACCACGTTCACTTACCAGTTGGCAGATGCCCTGGTCGATGGACCGCTGGTACGCAGCTACCGGATTGAAATCATTGAGCGAAACGCAGCGGGTAACGCCCCTGTTTCCGCTCTGGTGGTGGTGAACACCGCGCCGCCGGCCGTCAGCGGCACAGCGGCGACTGTGAGCGGGACCACCGCGAATGTCAGTTGTAACACTAGTGCCGCAGCTGACAAGGCTGGCTACATGTTCGTGTATGCAACCACGGCCGGGTTCGATCCCACGATCACGGGCACCATCGGTTATCAGGGTGCCTCGCAGGCTGGTCAGATCACTGGCTTGGCGCCAGGAACAACTTATTACTTACGGGCTGCGGCATTTGATACCTGGAGCAGCGTTCGCTCACAGCTCAACTTTGCGCCAGTAATCACTTTTAAAACCTAAAACTATATTAGCTAAGTAGCCTGTTTAATTAATTTGCATTGTTGGTGAGGAAAGCCTTGCTGGCTCAAAAAATTGATTAGCAGCAACTTTAGTTGATGCGTTAGATGGGTTTTGCCTTTTGAAGTTTTCTTTAATACTCCACCGAGAATAAATATGCAGCCTATTCAGTTCTTTGCCGCACGGGCCGAAGATGGTGCTCTATTGCCTAATGCATCCGTGGATGTGTTCGCCCACGGCTCGCAGGAGCGAGCCATCTTGTTTTCGGATTCGGCCGGCACCGTGCCCCTCGAAAACCCATTCCTTGCAGACGCTAATGCTCGCGTTTTCTTTTACTCAACTACAGATCGTATCGATATTCGAATCAGCCGATATGGATATGTCGCCCCCATGTTGCTTGATATTTCGACGATGGATGTAGCAACAGCAGTCGAACAAGTGCGACATGAAATCGATCAGGTGCTAGTTGAAGCTAAGCTGAAATTTGACCAGCTACTCATGAATTCGGGTTATGAAAGCGAATTTCTAACCTACGCCGCTGGCGCAGTAATTCAGCGGCCCAGGCAGTTGGTGCAGCGTTCGGGCGAACTCTACAGCATCACTAATCAGGAAGACTTGCCTCTGACTCTGACAGGGACGTGGGCTACTGATTCGCCGAAGCTGAGAGCGGTGGGCGATATGGCTCTCCGGCAGGAGCTAGCCAATCCCGTTGATTCGAGAAAGGGCTCTGCCGGGGTAGGGCGTGTCTACCGTCAAGTTGACACCATAGCCGAACTTAAGTCTTTGTCGAGGTTTGGATCACCCTATGCAGAAGTGCTGGAATACAGCTCGGGCGCTGGCGTGATCAATAGCCGATACCACCTCGACAGGGCTGACATTACGACAGCGGGCAACGACTTTACCGTTGTAGTCGCCGATGACGGCGGGCGCTGGAGGCTTAAACATGCCGACGCCTACACCCTCAAGATGGCTGGAGGTAAGGAGGACGGCGTAACCGATGACGCTGATGCTTGGGATCGGTTGCTGGCCGTTTCGCAGGGGAAGCAGGTGGTATGGGACGCTCGAAGCATGTCGAGTAGACCAATCGTTATCCCCGTCAACAAACTCAGGTTGGAGGCAAGAACTCCCGATGCCGCCATCATGGCAATGGATGGGACCAACTTCGAATACACGCTATCGGCTGTTGGGAAGTCCCGTCTTGAGTTCAAGGGGTTCACAGCAGATTCCAACAAGGCGGGGCGCGAGTCGGTACTGACTACAAGGACCGTCAGCGTAAGTCTTGTCAACTGCACAGACTGTGAGCTCACTCAGGTGCGGGGCATTGGTGCAATTGGATTTGGTGGGCTCCCTGGAATTGGTATTTCGACAGCCGGTGGAGGCCTGCGCGTTAATACCACTAACTGTACAGCGATGAACTGCGGATCCCCAGGGAAGGCCGGGGACGGATTTTTCTGCAGCTCTTCGCAATCTGTAAACAAGGGAAATGTATCGATCAACTGCCTCGATACTGGACACGTTCTGGAGAGTTGCTCATATAGCGGACTTGTTGGTTGCGTTTCGATGCAGTGCGGAGTGATTGCCGCTATTACAAATGCAACCTCCACTAACAAATACGGAAACTATATAAACGGATTGACTGGTGAAGACTGGTCGGCCGACGTTACAGGGGGCGTACAAATTGGCGTGTTCGGCGCAGGCGATCTTGTAGATACTAAGGTTGAAGCGTTGTCGATGGTTGGGATAAATAGTTTCATTGGGCCTGGTGTGAATGTTCGTAGAACCGGTGCCGGGCGGGTAGATGGACTTGATCTGGATGTTTCCATTCGGAACTCTACTAAACAGGGCATTCTGGTGGACAGTGCCAGAAGAGTGAATATTAAAGCAACGGTTACAAATCCAGCCAATGCATGTATTCAGTTTCAGGGTGATTGCACTGGCTGCCAAGTTCTACCTGGCACCAACTTGTCGGGTGGTTCGTTCGGGGCGATTGCCCTGGGAACGTCCGAAGTGTTCATGCACGGTATTCGCGCAATATCCACAGGTTCCTACGGAGTTTACGCATTCGGTACATCATCTGTGACAAGCATGATGAATCACGTAACAGGGACAACTGCGGGCCGCGAAGGGAAAGACGCGGGAGCGACTCTGAATAGGATATCGCTAGTTGAAGGTTTCCTTTCCCTTGATAGCATCGTATCTGGTGCGCCGCTCAGTGGAGTGTCTAGTAAATTTACAATCGTTAACCGCACGGGTAACACGGCTGGCGTTGTTGGAGTGAGCGCTACCTGATGGCTGGGCCTCGAACATTTTTCTAGATGTTTCCGAGGCCTATTTTTCCCTTTTTTTGCTGTATGTATGTACAGTATAATAATGTAGCCAACCGACACCAACATGAGCGAAGAGACTAAGTATGCCAATTTACAGAGATACACCTTACGTGTTCACCCCTGATCCAGTGAACGACAACGGCCCCCGTATTCAGGCCCTGTTAAAGGCTGGTTATCGTTGGCTACAGATCAACGGCACGGAATGCCCAATCGGCACCACTGTCCTTCTAAATCGTGACGACAGCTGGCCATACAGCGGACAAATCATTGAGCCAGCACCAGGCATCGACAAGGTGACAATCGACTGCACTGGCGTGGGCAGGCATCCAGATCAGCCGTCCAACCCTAGTTATGCGGCTATCGACTACCAAGGCAACGTTCGCCCGGCCAGCTATCTGACTGCCATCGCGCACGTTAATACGACCCAGATCTTTGTTGGTGACTCATCGAAGTACACCAACGGCGACTGGATCGTTATTTCTGACGCGTCGACCGACTTCCCAAATATGCCGCTTCCCCTGGATGGGCCTATGGAAGTCCGCCAGGTCATCTTTGTTCTGGCCGGATCGTTGATCATCAACCGCGTGATCAAGCGTGAACACCCGCTGGGCGCCATCGTCGCCAAGTGCACGCCAATCCAAAACGTTTACATCCGCAACCTGGAGTTCACGGGTAACGCTACTGTCGGCCTGCACATGCACTACGCGCAGCAGTGCGTACTCGAAAACATCACGTCAGTAGATTGGCGAGGCCGCTGCATGCTGTTGCTCGACAACGGCGGTGAGAACAACCTGATCCTGAATAGCTATTGCACCGGTACCGAAGCCGGCGTAGGCCCAGAACAGAATGCTTGGGGCGTAGTTGTAGAGGGCCAGGACTCGACCAAAATCGTTAACTCTGGTGGCGAGCGATGCGGTAACGGGGCGGCAATGACTTATAGCATCGACACGGTTTTCGTGAACACTCGGGCCAGGCTGAACACAGTGAATGCCGCTGTAACGTTCTCGTCTATCCGTAGCGGATTCTTGAGGCCGAAAGTCGGTAGTCCGCTCGCCCTCGACACGTACATCAGTGACGATAGTGTCGATTGCTACATCGTTAATAAGCAGCCGTTTGCCTAAATAACAGGCAAAAAAAAGCCCGCTCAGTGCGGGCTTTTCTATTTGCGTTACATCGCAGCAGGGCGTAGTTCGGTAGTTGCTGTGAGTGACTTCGCAATCCTCTTACCGAGGATGTGAGTCGGGTTTTCCACAGCCTTATGGATTATCCAAGACAGCAGCAGGGTTATAGTCGTTTGAATGGCCAGGGCAGGTATCGCGCTAACGCCATTCTCGATCATGATGCGCATGCCGACGATACCAAAGGCGCCATGGCAGGCGTACAGCGGATAGCTGATGTTTGCCAGGAAGTCGAATACAGGACCGCCATTCCAGTCCCTGGCCAGTAGATAGAAGGCCGTGAACAGCGCAAAGGCTGCAAAGTAGGAAACGATAACCTCCACCTGCCAGCCTTCTGTGAAGCAGCTATAGCCAAAGACACAGAGCATACCCACCGAAATAGCAAACAGCCGGTCCAGGCTCAGCAGTCCGCGGAAGTGGTAGTTAAACGCCACGCCGATCAGCATGAAGAAAATGTACTTTATTGGAAAAACGAAGGCCGCTAGCGCGCCGGTCTGGTGGATATTCCCCGGATAAAAGTTCGCCGCCACCACCGTGGCCACGCCGAGTGCGAATAAGGGGAGAAGCTTGCCACGGCCAATCATCGACCAGCACAGCAGCACTACCAGGTAGAACTTGATTTCTACCTCAAGCGTCCACACCACGCCATCCAGCGGCACCGAGCTGCCGAACCAGTCGCGGAACAGCGTCATCTGTGTCAGGACTTGCGGCGCCGTGTATGAGGTCGTGTAGCCCATGTATCGGGCTGCAACCTCAAGCGCACCGAGCGTGATTAGCAGGCCGACAATGTAGGTAGGCCAGATCCGGAACAGCCGGCCAATCACGAACTTTGTTTTCGCCAGGTGCTTACCTTGCAGGCCGGCAACAGAGATGGGGATCACAAGGCCGCTGATCAGGAAGAACAGGGCAACGCCGAACGCGCCCATGTTCAGGTTGTTGAGTGGGTTGAAGATGCTAATCGCCCATGCTGGGAACGGCTTTTCAGCAAGCGCAGGCAGTCCACCGAACTCGCCACGGAGGTAATTGAACATGAGTACGTAGTGCGCAATGACAACGCAGAGTGCGGCGATACCGCGCAAGGCGTTCGCGAAGGCGATCCGTTGCATTAAGGGTTCCTTGTGTTTTTCGAAAGTTGTGCAGGTAGGCGGCGATTCTAAATGGTTTCGGCCAAACGAAGTAGGTTAAGAGTGAAATTGAGATTATTTATGGGGGTGTCGCAACGCATCACAAAGCTCAGTCGCAGTTAATCAAATCAACCAACGCTGACAAATGTTCTTTAGGAGATATGAATGCCTATCAATGTGCAGCAGTTGCTGCAGATCCTTCCGAACGCCGGCCGCCAAGCCGGCGTTTTTGTTCCTGCTCTAAATACAGCCATGAACCGCTACGGCATCGTAGGCACCGCTCGCGCCGCCGCATTCATTGCCCAGATCGGACACGAGTCGGGGCAATTGCGTTGGGTTCGCGAGATTTGGGGCCCCACGGCGCAGCAGGCCGGATACGACGGGCGCGTTGACCTGGGCAACACCGTCAAGGGCGACGGCTCCAAATATCGCGGCCGTGGCCTGATCCAGATAACCGGGCGGGCGAACTATGCGGCGTGCGGAGAGGCGCTGGGCCTGGACCTTATCGGCAAGCCGGAGTTGCTTGAACTGCCCCAGCACGCGGCGATGTCAGCGGCATGGTTCTGGTCGACGAAGGGCTTGAACACGCTGGCGGATCAGGGTGAGTTCGTGAAGATCACCAGGCGAATTAACGGTGGGCTCAACGGCCTGGAAGATCGTCTGCAGTTGTGGGAACGGGCGAAAAAGGTGCTGGCATGAGCGAAATAAAAACGATCTCCCGCGTCTTGGGCCAGGCGGCAGACGGCTCGCTGTGGTTCTTCTGCAATGGCTGCGATCTTCCGCACAGTCTGAATGTTGGAGCTGGCCCTGGCCCACGTTGGGGCTACAACGATAACGCCGAGGCGCCAACGTTCACACCTTCTGTGCTGTCGCGCTATGGGATGCATGGAAAGGATGTTGTTTGCCACTCATTCATCACCGATGGTCGGATCCAGTACCTGGGCGACTGTACGCACGCTTTGGCTGGTCAGACGGTCGATCTGCCGAATTGGGAGGAGTCATGGGCGAATTGGTGACGCAATACAAGGTGGCATTGATTCTTCTAGCCTGTGTACTGTTGATCAGCGTTGGTGCTGGTAGCGCTTGGCAGGTTCAGGACTGGCGCATGGGCAAGCAGCTCGCCGAGCAGGCCTCCCTGCACACGGATGAACTAGCGGCGATCACCAATGCCGCCACCGCCCAGGCCCGCGCAGAGACCGGCAAGCGCCTGACTCTGGAGCAAAAGCTCGCCGGCCAAGATCAACAACACACCAAGGAATTATTCGATGCCCAACGCAGCCAGGCTCTTCTGCGCGATCGCCTTGCCACTGCTGATGTGCGGCTGTCAGTCCTTCTCGACGCCACGGATTCAGCCAGTGACTGCAACGTGCCTGCCACCCCCGGCGCCGCCGGCGTGGTTCATGCAGCCCGTCGAGCCCAACTTGACCCAGCGCATTCTCAACGAATTATCGCCATCACCGATGCCGGCGACCAAGGATTGATCGCGCTGCGGGCGTGCCAGGCGTATGTCAGGGCCATTGCGCCCTGACCTACATTCCCGGTCGCAAAAATTAGCATGACCCCAAAAAACACCCACTTTGCAAAGGATTGCAAAAATGACAAACCCAATCGTTCCATGGATGGGCGGCAAGCGTCGCTTGGCTGATCGTCTTATTCCTCTGTTCCCACCGCACGAATGCTACGTTGAAGTGTTTGCTGGTGGTGCTGCGCTTTACTTCATGCGCCCTCAGGCCGCCCCAGTCGAAGTTCTCAACGATATCAACGGCGACCTAGTGACGCTGTACCGCGTCGTGCAGAACCACCTGGAAGAATTCGTGCGCCAGTTCAAGTGGGCGCTCAGCTCCAGGCAGGTGTTTGAATGGCAGAAGATGACTCGGCCGGAAACGCTTACCGATATTCAGCGGGCTGCCCGGTTTTTCTACCTGCAGCACCATGCATTTGCCGGGAAGGTCAGCGGCCAGACCTTCGGCACGGCCACTACTGGGCCGGCTATCAACCTGTTACGGATTGAAGAGAACCTTTCCGCAGCCTGGCAGCGCCTCTCCGGAACCTATGTCGAAAACTTGGGGTGGCTTGAATGCGCCGAGCGCTACGATCGACCGCACACTTTCCACTACATGGACCCACCGTACTGGCAGACAGCAGGCTATGGGGTGGACTTTCCATTCGACAACTATGAGCGGATGGCCGACTTCATGCGCCGTTGTAAAGGCAAGGTGATGGTGAGTATCAACGACCATCCTGACATCCGGCGTGTATTTGAAGGGTTCCACTTCGAAGTGCTAGACATTCGGTACACCAACACCAATCAGCGCCAGGGTAAAGCCGAGGTCAGTGGCGAGCTTGTGATCATGAATTGGAAACCTTCAGACCTCGGCGGGCTGTTTTAGGGGGCAAGCGCTATCAGATTGGGCCCCTTGTTCCGGACGTTGCCCACGGCCGTGTCGACCTTGAACCACTCGAAAGCCTCGGCCGGTTCGCCCTGGTGCAGCACCATCTGTTCGGCGCGCTCCTTGGGCGTGGCCGGGTCCAACCATTCCCGGGCCAGGTCCGGCGTCAGCACCACCGGGCGCCGTCGGCGTGGTTCATTCAACCCGTCGAGCCCAACTTGACCCAGCGCATGCTCAAAGAATTATCGGCATCACCGACGACGGCGACCAAGGATTGATCGCACTGCGGGCATGCCAAGACTATGTATCGGAGCTGAGACGCTGATTACTAAGAAGTTTCGGCTATGATTGTTTTTTGTACTCTATGCGTTTCTGAATAGCCTGCAATTGGTCCCGAATGCCTATCTGTACTGTCGCATAGGATTGTCCTCTAGTGGACACAAAAGTTGCTTTATGTGTGCTGGTAGCGTGATCAACTGTTTCTTTTCCGGGTGCTTTGGTAGAGAAACCGTTAATTGTCTCTCCATGGATCTCATCACCTTCATTAAGGAGAGAACTTTCGGAAATCTTGATTGAGGTTTCAGCAAGCTCTTTGGTTATTGTTGCAAAACCATGGATATTAAGCTTGAAAGTGTATACTAAACTCTTTGTATGCTTGCTTCTGATAGGCCCTTGCAGGGAAAATTTCCTGCATTGGAGTATCAGTGCATTTCCTTCGACTGAGTCACCGACAGCTGATGTCCTCATTCCATAACCTCAATAAGTGAAGGATGGGATTCAATGAGGTGGTGAGGCATAAGTCCTAACGCTTCCTGTACAGTTTCCTGAGAGCAGTGAAGCATGTTGGCCAAATCAGATGGAGTGTAATCTATTTCTGTTAGTTCTAACAGACGGCCGATTACTGGCACTATAGAAGTCGGAGAGATGTCAGCCTCTTCATAGGCTAGCGCTTCAGCGACTTTATCAAATTCCTCATCATCGATTTGATCAAGTAAATAAGCTGTATAGCTTGAATTGAAGTCATTGACTTTATGCTGCCAATTAATAACGTCATTCAAAATTCTAACGTCATCTTTCCATTCAGCCTGCAGTTGAAGAATCCTAGAAACAAATGCGTGTGTTGGTATCGTGGTGACTTGGGTAACGCTCGACGCGGTGGAGCGAGAAACACGTGCCAACATATCGAACTCATTGACATTAGGCTGAGTTGTGAGCTCAGTTGTTGTCACTGTTTTAAAAAAATCCGTCATGACAACCTCACGCCAGATTGAGAAGTTTGTATATCTCACCAGGGAAATAATTTTTTACTAAATTTATTATTTCGTCTGGCCCCGTGCTGATAAATCCAGGTTCTGACACTTTCGGCCTGGAGTTTATATCAATTTTTACGCTTATACCTATTTCGATGATCGGAAGGCTCATTAAGTCTAAAGTTGAACCTATCGTAGCTTTGAAAGGCCCGCCTCGCTTCTCATAAACATCAGCTTCAATGTTGAGGAAATAGCCGGAGTCAAGAAGGTAGCCAACACGAACAGAGCTGCTAGCGATTTCTCCGAATTTTGGCATATTGAGAAAGCGGCTAAAGATGAACTCACTCAGTTCTGTGCGAGTCGCAGTTGAAGGTAAACTCATTGTAATAACCAATGCGTTTTCTTTTAAACTTTCCTTTCCTTTGAACTGTTCAATTCTTCGATGTATTTCTTTTACATTTTTTAAAACGGTTTCTAGCTGAGAGTTAACACCCTTTTCAGACGAGTCAAAGCCTAAAGATAGCTGTGATGCTATTTGGCTGATAACTATCTGTTTCGGGCCCGACTGGAAAATAATCCTAGGTTGCGCTGGGTCGATATCGTCTGGTAGATTTGTTTGTTGAGATTGAGCCGAGATAAAAGAACTAAATGCTTCTTCCGCTTGTTCTTGTTTATACCTGATTCGCTTATCAAGCTCATTACTGGCCACGTAAATAGCCTGGGATATATAAGCTTTTTGCAAGTCGATCATTAAACAAGTTCCTGAATAATTATGGGTTAGCTGTGCCCGTATCTGGCTCAGCTGTCTCGCTTCTAGCTAGGCCCGATCGCGGGGTTTGCTAGCCGCATCCACACACACAGCCGTTCTGTATAGTCTCCACATTGGCCATTTGCAAGATAAATCACTAGCTTTTCGACGCTTCGGTGAGGTAGGGCGTGAGTTCGAACGGCGTCAAGCTGGTTGTGATTAATCTGGCCTAGTAAAGAACCTCAGACTTCGACACAGCCTAGATCGTCCCGGCAGCCAGAACCTGACGAGTTTGGTCCAGCGGCGTTGGATCCCCCGAGCATGTGGTCGTGATGCTCTCTGCCTTCACCTTGCAGGTGACCAGCACATCATCATATGGATCAGACCTTGGATACCATGCCTGCTTCTCGCGATTGCACGCTTTGCTCTTGGTACTTGTTCTCCAGCATAAGCGCATGCTTCCAGAGGCTAGGGCTGGCAAGCTACCGGTCGGTGTGTTTGTGGATGTTCATTAGGCGTGTTTCATATTGCTGTATGTTTGTACAGTAGTCAAGGTTTGCGTGTTCTGTGATTCGAGGGCGACGAGCTGTATGCGTTTAGGGCATAATTAGGGCAGTATCGGGGCCGCCGTGGGCCGCTTAACGCCAAGTGCGAAAGCGAAAAAAACGTTTTTACGGGCCTTGAGCGGCCTGCTGGCGCATAGGAGGGGGTTCGAATCCCTATCTCTCCGCCATTACATAGAAAAAGCCCCGTAGCTGAATAAACTGCGGGGCTTTTTCGTTTTCAGCCTTTATTAACGGCTGCTTCAGGGAATTGTTGTAGTCCTGCCTAACGCTGAACAAGGCGCTCAGACGCTTTGCGATAAGCCTGATCTCGTTCACGTTTATCGACGGCGACCACGAACACCGTAACTTCCTGATCTATCACTTGATACACCAGCCTGTATCCGCTGCTATGCAGTTTGATCTTGTAGCAGTCAGGCAGCCCATGTAGGCGGTTAGCCTCAATACGTGGGTTGTTCAGGACTTCGACCAGCTTCTTCTTGAGTTGCTGACGGAGGGTGTCGCCGAGTTTCTGCCATTCCTTCAATGCACGCGCATCAAAATCAAGGCTATAGGTCATCCAAAGAAACCCTTACGCGTTGAGGCGATGCAAGACGCTCACGTACGGTCGCCATCAAGGCTTCATCCTCTTCAGTCATCAGCACAGGCTTAAATGGCAACTGGCCGCGTTCGGCTACATATTGCAACGCCTGACGTATCAGTTCAGAAGGTGTGACACCGAGTTTCTCCAGCTCTAGGTAGGCACGAGCTTTCAGGTCGTCATCGATACGGATGTTGATAGATGCCAAGGGATAGCTCCTTGTGTAATGACGTTGGTCATTACATTGGAGCAATCGGGTTTCATTGGCAAGTCTGTCTGGACATACGGCAGTCGCTCTCATCTGTTAATCCTACTTCTTGGCCGTCGGCTTTGCCGGGCGCTTTTTATCGGTTTCCTTCACCGTTTCCCTTGGTCTTCTCTTCGCCTCTTGCTCTGTTACGTATTCACCAGTGACCGCATCGCGATATCTCGTTGGCATATCAGCACCCTTGACAGTATGTCGCCACGGCGGCGACCTTTTGAGGCTAGCTTGCAGGCTTATGCACACAAGGTTCCTGGTGGGGTTCTGGTTACCAAGCTTTTCCGAAACAGGTGCTTACGTTGTGCAGGTTCGGCAGTTTTCGTGCAGGGTTGCGTTGGCTGGGGTTACATCATGAATAAGATCACCGCTGATTCTACCGAAGGGCATGCACGCAAAATCTTTTGCGTAGCCGATGATGTCGGCACCGAAGAAACCCTTATAAACGCCACCGAAACCCTCTCATCCGCCCTTCAATCCGCCTACCAATGCGCCGAAGATCCAGTCAGCACGAAGTCGCCCGTGATCATGGCCCTGGCTCAATTGATCGAGAACGCGCAAGCCTTGGTGGACGCTGTCTTGGAGCGTGATTTCCCCACGGCCAAATAA